AAATAAAAATGTAAGAAACAATGGGTCATCTATACCTACTATCACAAGACAGAAAATGGAAAAACACATCACACCATGGGTGCTGAAACATATACCTATGGAATTGAAAAGGCATTGGGATTATCAGGTGCATAGTTTTTTAAGTCAAAGCAATCGAGGTTTTGACATTGCCATCATGGGCAAGCCTTATGCAGTAAAAAATGAAGGTCATACAGAAGGTTATACAGGAGATGACATGTCGGATTTCTTTGAAACACACAAACAGGACTATGTGTTTTACAACATGATGAAGGGTGTCGATCCAAAAGATTGGTCATCATCGATGTATACTTATATGAAAGCCATACAATAACGGTTGACAGATCACAAAGTGATGCTATTATAATAGTATGAACAACAATAAAAAGGAGAATACAATGAACAAATATAGTTTCAAAGTGAAGATACCAGCATACAAAACAGTGACGGTTGAAGCACCAAACCCAAAAACAGCAGTTGATTTTATCAGAGAAACTGAAGATTTTTACTATGGCTATGGATTAGCAGATGGATGGGACATAGATAGCATGGACGCTGAACCAGATGTATTCACAGACAAAGAAGGCAGAATGCATGGTGTTGAAATACTGCCTGACGATGAACACTGTGAATATGAAGTCACACCAGAATGGCTCAAAGAAGCAGGCTATGTGGCTACATACACCAAAAAAGAAAAGGCATAGGATGGCTTACAAATTAGTAATTGAATATGATTATTTTGGCCCTTTGTCTACTTTACAAAAAACACATTCAAAAGAATTTGCAGTTAATTTAGACACAATGCACGGTCCCAAATTTGAAGATTATGATGCATTTTGGGAATATCATCATCCAGGCACAAATGATGTTGGTATGAGTGATGCTGATCAGCAGACATTCAGTGATTTGTATGACAATGATCAAATAGTTTCAATGCACTACGAGGAGGCATAGGATGATAAAAACAAATCTGTATCGAGAAACACAAAAACTTTTAAAACAACAAGCCAGACTTGAGGCATATGAATCACTCATTGAAAGATATGAACTGGATACCAAACGATATCCCGGTATGAAAGAATATCACCAAGATCCAATGGCTATGTATAGACTTCTCAAGATGTTTCAGAAGAATATGAAAAAGTGGATAGAGTTTCAGAAGAAGATGATCCAAAAAGAGAAGGAGGAGGCATAGGATGGCTAACACAATTATATCAAATGGCAAAACATATGAATACAATGGTAAAATTTGTAATGATACCTTTGGTTGGGGTGCTGAATATGTATTAAGAGATGATGAAGGTGATATTATAGACAGCATCTACATTTATGATGATGGATTTGAGGAGGCCTAAATGAAACAACTAGAACTATTTGAACCATATGAATTGGATCCTCACAAATCATACGAACAATTTATGTGGACAAAAAATGGACACCAAACCATATATTGGCCCACACAACGAGAATGGCGAGAAATGGAAGAAAACCGTGAAAATTTTTCTTCCAAAAAGGGGTTGACAGATCCCAAATCTGTGTTATAGTAATTGTATAAACTAACAAAAAGGAAAGCAAAATGTCAAATATTGGATTAAAACCTAGAAACCAAAATGAAATACAAGTTATGCGACTTATGACTGAATGTCATGATTGGTTAGCAAAAGAATTAAACATACAAAGCCATATGGAGTTTGGTAGAACGGCATATTGGGGCAATCAGGCTCGTCATTGTGGTCTATGGTATCAGGATACTAAACAAAGTGTGCTAAATTTTAGAAACTTGTATGGTGCAAATATGTATAGATTGCTTAAAATTATAGCACACGAGGCTCGTCATGCGGTGCAATATAAAGATAATTTATTATCTGTTGAAGGTAGAAAAAGCAAAATGACACACAATGGCAAATGGGAAGTAGGTTATTGGCAAGGTAAATTGTATCGAGGTCCTTATAAAGAAGCACCATGGGAAATTGATGCACGAGCACACGAAAAACAATATGCAGATTTAATTGTTAAATCAGGTATTATCACTGATAAAGAATTAAAGATGAAATTAAGTGGTAAACAAGATCAAATAATTTATCTTGAAGATGAAACAATACAAGATATTAAAAATCAATATGGTAATGTATCTTTGTATAAGGTTAGTGTATTTACAGAAACACAACAAAAGGCAAGACAAGCAGAACTTAAAAAATTGTATGAAAAAAAAGGCTATGCGGCTTATAAAAAAGCAAAGAAAGACTTTAACACAAAATATTGCGATAAAAGTATAGCATTTTTAACTCGAGATGAAGAAAAGAAATTGCCTAAATCAGATCGTTTTTGGGCGGCACAAAAAAACCGTATATTTTATAAAAGTCGGCCATTGAAAGATTCTGATTTAGTTTATTAAAGAATTAGAGGGGTTTAAGTTTTCCATTCCTCTCTGATAAAGGGCACTCAACAATCTAACGCCTGTCAGAGTGCCCTTTTACAACGGCATAAATATCTACGATGCCGTTATCACCCGCACAAAAGACCATAACACAATCAAACAAAAGATTCAGAGTCCTTGTTTCTGGTAGAAGATTTGGCAAGACACATCTTGCCATACGTGAACTGTGCAAGGCGGCAAGTCAGCCAAATCGCAAGGTATTTTATGTGGCACCATCATACAGAATGGCCAAACAAATTGTTTGGGAACAACTCAAAACAAGATTGAGAGAATTGAGATGGATCAAAAGGATCAATGAAAGTGATCTATCAATCCGTTTGGTAAATGATTCTTTGATCAGTTTGAGAGGTGCTGACAATGAAGATAGTTTGAGGGGTGTGGGATTGGACTTTGTGGTGTTGGATGAGTTTGCTGACATTGATGCCAAAGCATGGCATGAAGTGTTGAGACCCACACTGTCAGACACTGGTGGCAGTGCCTTATTTTGTGGCACACCCAAAGGCATTGGTAATTGGGCATATGACATGTTCCAACATTCCAAAACAGATGTTGACAATTGGCAATCATTCCAATATACTACAATTCAAGGTGGGCAAGTTCCCAAAGAAGAAATAGCACAAGCACAACAGGATCTTGATGCAAGGACATTTAAACAAGAATATGAAGCCTCATTTGAAACTTATTCAGGCACCATATACTACAACTACTCACAAGACTCTGTTTATAAAGAGGATAAAACACCATTAAAAGATGCCAAACACATTTATATTGGCATGGACTTCAACATTGATCCCATGAGTGCATGTGTGGCAGTGAGGACAGAACAAGGATTGATTGTCATGGATGAAATAAGCATATATGGATCAAACACAGATGAAATGGTAGATGAAATACGCACAAGATATCCCCAAAAGCACATCACAGTGTTTCCAGATCCAGCATCAAGGCAAAGAAAAACATCAGCAGGTGGTAGGACTGACTTATCCATACTAACAAATGCAGGATTCACAGTAAAAGCCAAATCACAACATCCTGCCATCAGAGATAGGATAAATGCAGTCAATTCTGCACTAAAGTCTGCAGATGGCAAACAAAAATTATGGATCGCACCCAATTGCAAACAAGTGATTAGATCATTAACAAGACAAATATACAAACCGGGCACGTCACAGCCAGACAACAATGAAAACCTGTCGCACATGAATGATGCATTGGGCTATATGGTTGAATACCTATATCCCGTGACGAGAAACCGCATAAATACAAATGCACCAACTACCTGGACAATGAAAGTAAAATAGAGGACACAGCATGGCAACAATATATGATGCTTTTGATGTTGAGTATAGATTAGAATATCTTGGATTACCTGTTCACCCTGAATGGAGAAAGAACATCAAAAGATGGACTTATTATTCTGATTCATTCAACGGAGGCAATGATTTTAGATCGGGACAATATTTGGTAAAATATATCCTTGAAAGTGCAGAAGAATACGAAAACAGAATCAAAGCAACACCATTGGACAATCATTGCAAGTCAGTGGTAGAAACATACAATTCATTTTTATTTAGAACACCACCCAAGAGAGATTACGGCACACAGGTAGCAAATGATCCAGCATTGGATCCATTTTTAGCAGATGCTGACCTAGATGGCAGATCATTCAACTCATTCATGAGAGATTGTGCCACATTTTCAGCAGTGTATGGACATGTTTGGGTGATGGTGGACAAGCCATCCACACAGGTGGCCACAAGGGCAGACGAATTATCACAAGAGATCAGACCATATGTCTCAATCATCACACCGGAGAATGTAATCGATTGGCAATACATGAGAAAACCAAACGGTGTGTATGCATTGTCATCGATCACACTGCTGGATGGCATAGACAACAACACAGCATACTACAGAACAATC